GTATCGCATGCCCCTACCACCTATAAGGCCTAGGTATTGGTCGGGTTTTTAAAAATATCTTTTATAAACTTTATGTTTTTAACATTAATTTAATGTTAAAAAAAATTATGTATAAAACATATTTTTAAAAATCTCGACCAATACCTGGCCTTACTCTAATGCTAGTTTCCCTACTATTATTATCTTACAGGTGATCCTCTTTTTCCACCATATATGCAATTTGTTCCGTTTTGATCTAATCTTGTTGTAATACGGTCATTACAGCACCCATATCTTGATTTATTACAATCATAATGCGGAATTTTATCTTCATCTCTACTTATTCTACCAGGTAATGTTTTATAATAAACGCTATAAATAATTATCATAATAAAAAATAAAAAAATAAAAAAAGATAAAGAAAGAATTAAAATCATATAATATTATCAAATATTTTTATATTTTTATATAAGTAAAATATATAAATGAAATTATTATATATTCAAATTCTCATTTTAATTTTAGTTATAGCGCTATGTATAATTTATGTTTTTAAGAATATGAATATGAACGAAAATTTTGAAACATATTCTTATGGACCATACAATTATATGGATAGTGGAGCAAGCCCATTAACATTTTATAAATATCCAGCTTATAGAAAACCTTATATGTATCCTTATAAGTTTTATTCAAGTTATCCATATCCTTATATGAAAAACTATGAAATTAATATATAATAGCTGGGTTCCCTAATATGGGTTTCTTTCCTTTATTGGCGAATAGAATAGTATTTAATAAACTTTTGAATACGAAATTTAATTTTTTGAAAATTATTAACATTATATTCCATTTCCCGTTTTAATAAAATCTCAATGTCTTTTAATAGATTATCAATGCTTTCTAAATTTAGAGTTTCAATGTCAAAATAGTTCCAGTCAATGCAATACATATCATCGTTATATTCATTTTTTGTAATAATATAATAAATGTGATTAACGATATCTTTTTTAGAAACAAATGGAAAATTTAAAACTTCAAATTTTCGGTTAATTTTAGAATCTTGATAAGGAATAGTTTCAATATTATCTGCATTTAAAATAACATAATTTGAATTCCTAGGAATATTAGATAATATTTCTTTTTCTTCTTCATTTAATATTCTTCCATGCCCTGTCATATAATCTGGTATATAAATTACAGAATTAAAGTTTAATAAAAATGGTTTTTCATAAATAAATTTATCAAAAGAATATTCGGTAAAAGGAATAAAAGATGATTCAAATATATTTTGTACAAAATCTTTTTTTAAAGGTGTAATTTGACCATTAAAAATAAACGGTTGCATATCTTTTGATTGGATTCTTAGCTGAATTTCATTATATACATCCATGCGCCTGAATATATTATGTGGATTATTTTTTTGATGTAACGCACTATTTATTTTAGGAAATTCCATAAATGAAAAAGTGGATACATATCCAAATAGAGTATTCCATAACATGAACCATATATATGAAAACATGATTTTAATAAAATATTACTAAATATAAAAATATAAAAAATTTAAGATTCAATTTTTTTATATGATTTATGGTAGATTTATTTTTTAGAAATAGTCTTTTTTTTAGACGGAGTCTTTTTTTTAGATGGAGTCTCTTTTTTAGATTGCGTTTTTTTTTCAGATTTTGTCTTTTTACCACCATTCATTTTAATTTTATTTACTGGGTTATTTACCTGTTTTTTTAATCGTAATGCGGTTCCAGTAGCATCCACAACAATAAATTTTTGGTCAATATCATTTATGTTAATTGTTAATCCAACAATTAAATCACATACACCAGCATTTTTTCTTAAATCATTAATAGCTTCTTCATAAACAACACGAGTTTTACTATTTAAAATATTAGCTTTACCGCCAAAAGTTCCAAGAATATTAGAAAAAATATCACGAAAAGCAGATATTGCGTGAATAGATAGACCAAATGCATATCCTATAGGTTCATATTTTTCAGTGTCATAATATGGCGTATTTAAAATAGGAATACTCATTTATATTATATATAAATATTTTTAATAATTAAAATATTAAAAATAAAGGAGTGATATAAAAGTTGTGCAAAGCCACTTTGTTCCCTTTAAATTGATTTTATAAAATGCCATCCTAATTTATCACATATTTTCTTCCATATCATATCTGTTTGATGTAATTTTTCTCTATCTTTTAATAAAGGAAATGATATTTTATATTCATCTAAACCTAATAATTCCACAAATTTATGTAAAACATAAGAATAATTCAAAAAATTCTTTCGAGATTTTGGGCATACTTCCATAAATGGTCCCTGGATCTCTTTAAACATTAAACGCAATTTTTCTTCTAATTCTTTACTCATAGACGGTGGTTGAACACCATTTATTTGATATAAAATATGCGCTGCATGGTCATAATATTTATTTAGTTTATTCTTTTTCAAATATTGTCTTATCTTTTTTGTATCTAATTTTTCTAAATTTGTAATTCTCTCTTTTTTAATTTCTAAAAGAATTTTTTCATACACTTCATTTGGAATTTCAGTTGATTCTTTTGCTTGAAATTGAGCTAACCACTCATTATAATGATTAATTCTACGATATGAAAAATAACAAACTTCAAGTGGAGGGTCTTTAAAAGAAGGTTTATCGCTTTCAATTAATACACTTTCTTGATTACCACATTTTTCACATATTTGAATTCCATCTGATGGATATAGTGTCATTTCAGTCTCACATGCAGAACATTTATATATTGTCATATCTACTTTTATTTTTGAAACATAATTTGTATCTATTTTTTGTAAATATTCATCAAGTACATTTTTTTTTCTAAAAGTAGCTTTCTCTTTTACAAAATCACTCATTTTCATACTTGTATAATTATTAACTTCATTATCTTTCTTTATCTTATATTTCTTTTCACTATTTTTAGCAGTATCTTTATTAAAGAAATCTAAAATATTATTATTTTTAAATTCATCTTGTTCTTCGTTTTTTTCTATTTCGTCGATATCTTTTGTTTCTTCTTCCTCTTTTGTTTCTTCATAATCTTCTTCATCTAATTCTTCTAAATCATAATTAATTAAATTCTCTTCAAAATTTTCTGAATTATTTAATGTATTTTTAGAATTTTCTATATTTTCATAATATCCATGTAATAATTCTCCTACTTCTAAAAAATAATGGTTTATTTCATCATTATTTATAATTTTTTCAATTTTATCTCTTAATTCATTTATTTTATCTTTTAATTCATCTTTATACAAAATATATTCAAAATCATTTTTTTTAAAAATATCTTTATTATTATATTCTAAAATTAAATTTTTTAATTCTTTTTTTAAAGATGGAATAGAATCTTGTAAATTTTTAAAATAACTAATCATTTCAGAATGTTTAGCATCTATTGTAATATTATCAGTAATAGATGATAATTTATTATTTTTAGAATTGGATTTTGACATCCTTTTTATATTTTATAAATAATTAAAATTACTTTATATCAAATTATTAAAGAAATTATAAGGCATCTATGTCTACCGATACCCCAAAATAAATTCTTCTAAAAATTATAAAAACATTTATTGATATTTGTATGTTCTAAAAAAGAGATTTTGTTGCAAAGGATGGGTTTTGGGGAAAATGAATTTCCTAGTATACGGATATATATTTAATAATTTTTATTGACCATTTTTATATGATGGATAATAGACCAGAATTTCAAATTTTAGATAATCCAATTGATTATAATGATATTCAAAAAATGGTATTTGTATTTAATGCTTTAAATGATGGATGGACTGTTAAAAAGATAGGAAATGATAAATTTGAATTTTTAAAAGACGGAGAATATATTAAAAAAGAAATTATATTAGAAGATTATCTTAAAAATTTTATTAAATATAATATAAATATTGAAAATATAAATAAAAAATAAAAATATAATTTATATGGATATAAAATTAAATAATAATATTAATAATAGAAATTTAATTATATTTGACTATGAAGATAAAAAAGAAGTTGAATCATTTATAAAAAAAAATAATCTATCAAATTGGAGGTTAACATTTGATGATATTTGGAAAATATATTATGGAAAAATATATAACCCTCCATTTTTTAATAATATTATAGTTTTAAAAAAAAAATTAGACGATGAATCATTACAATATATTTGGAATATGATAGTTTTAAATGGATATATTTTAATTAATATAAAATATAAAGATTACTATTCTAATTCATTAAAAAATAATATAAGATTAATAAAAAATAATAATAAAGTATTAATAAAAAAAAATGTTATAAAAACATATTTTCCTAAAAAATATAGAGTAGTGGATTTTATAATAGCTGGTTCAAAGAAAGGTGGAACAACAGCAGGAATTAGCAATTTATCAATGCATCCTGATATATCAATGGTTAAGCATGAGATAAGTTATTATTCTATTATAGATCATTTTCAAAAAGGAAAAAAATGGTATATGAGTCATTTTGATTATAGGAAAAAAAGAGTTGGTGATAAAGCACCAGATGTTATGTATCAAGATGGATGTTTACAGTTATTACAACATACAAATCCTCATGTTAAAATTATTCTTTTCTTAAGAAATCCAATTGAACGAGCTTATAGTGATTGGAAAATGACAAAAGAAAGATTTAATAATAAAAATTCATTCGAATATTGTATTTTAGATGAATATAAATATAGAATGAAGGAACCAAAATTATATAATGTTTCTTTTTTTTCATCATTTATTCGAAGAGGATTTTATTATGAGCAAATACAAGAAATTTTAAAATATTTTTCAAAAGAAAATTTATTAATTTTAATTTCAGAAAAGATAAGAAAAAATATGGATGAAGAATATCAGAAAATATTTAGTTTTTTAGAATTACCCGAATATCATGCTAATTTTGTAGAAGAATTTCAGTCTTTAAGTCCAGATGATGTATTAGATAAAAAAAATAAAATATATTTATTTTTAAAGAAAATATATGAAGATGATGTTAAACAATTGGAAAAATTTTTAGGATATAAAACTGAATGGTGGTAATTTAGCTATATCCATAAATATTTCAAAATAAAATCTTTATTGATACTTTAATGTAATTATATTTTTATCGGGGTGATTAATTATATATTGGTTCCCTTAATTAGAAAAGAATATATATTTGAATTATTTATTTAAAAATATAAGAAAAAATATTTTATAAGAGAAAAATAGAAAATAATAAATCTATATTTTTTTCATTGTTGTCATTTTTTTATTCTAAAAAAATTTATTGATAAAAATTAATTTTATTGATATAAATTAATTTTTAATTAATTTGTATTTTTTCGCGTATTTATAAAATTTTTTTCTCAGTATAGAATATATAAAAAATGACAGGCGGACTCATGCAATTGGTCGCATACGGTGCACAAGACGTTTACCTCACTGGTAACCCCCAAATCACTTTCTTCAAAGTTGTCTACCGCAGACACACTAACTTCTCCATGGAAGCCATCGAACAAACCTTCAACGGTACCGCCGATTTCGGCAAGAAAGTCACCTGCACTGTTTCTCGTAACGGTGATTTAATCCACCGCATTTACTTACAAGTTACTCTTCCCCGTGTCCAATCCACCACTTCATCTGCCTACTTCCGTTGGGTCAACTTCATCGGTCACTTCCTTATCAAGTCCGTTGAAGTTCAAATTGGTGGTCAAAGAATTGACAAACAATACGGTGATTGGCTCACCATCTGGAATGAACTTACCATTCCTTCTGGCTTAAAAGCTGGTTACGATAACATGGTTGGTAACACCGTTGCTTTAACTGGCACTGGTCTTAACCAAACTGAAGCTACCACCTTATACGTTCCCCTCCAATTCTGGTTCTGCCGCAACCCTGGTCTTGCTCTTCCCCTTATTGCTCTCCAATACCACGAAGTCAAGATTGAACTTGATTTCCGCCCCAAGGCTGAATGCTACGTTTCCACCTCTGGTTCCTTAAACACTTGCGGTGTCAACGTCAACGGCACCCTTGATGCTTTCTGTGTTCCTTCCCTTGAATATGCCTCCCTTTTCATTGACTACATCTACCTTGATACCGATGAACGCCGCAGATTCGCCCAAACTTCCCACGAATATTTGATCGAACAATTACAATTTACTGGCGACGAATCTACAGTAAACACCAATGTCAAGGTTAAACTCAACCTCAATCACCCTGTTAAGGAATTAATCTGGGTTGTCCAACGTGATGATGTCGTCAAACTTGGCTACAACCAATGGAACAACTACACCGATGATTTCGATGCTGATTCTGGTTACAATGTTGTTGGCAGCTCTGGTCTTCCCGACCCATCCCAACTTGTTTTCACCAATGTTGAAGATAAAACTAATGTCTTCCCCTACGTTGGAACCCAAGCTCTTGATGCCCAATACTTACAATACTTACAAGAAGCTGGTCTCTCTGTTGGAACTGGTGGTATTACAAATGGTTCTACCAATTCCCAATTACGTTGGAATAATGCCGTCAACTTACCCGCTGGTCCTGGTCCCAACGCTAATAACTTAGCCCCCACCGATTTCGGTGCCATCACCACCGCTGGTGACTACTCAGATCACGCTGGTTTCGGTCCATTCAATGCTGGTCGTAACCCCGTCGTCCGTGCCAAGTTACAACTCAACGGCCACGACCGATTCCAAGAACGTCTTGGATCTTACTTCAACTTAGTCCAACCTTACCAACACCACACCAACATCCCCCCCACTGGTATCAATGTCTACTCCTTTGCCATTAAACCCGAAGAACACCAACCTTCTGGCACTTGCAACTTCTCTCGTATTGACAATGCTACCCTCCAATTACAACTCACTCCCAAATCCGCCCTCGGATCAAAGATAAGGGTATATGCTGTCAATTATAATGTACTTCGCATAATGAGCGGCATGGGTGGTCTTGCTTATTCAAATTAGAAAATTTATTGTATACTTATACGATACTTTTTATTTTAAATTGTAAAAACTATTTTTTACTGTTTAAAAAAGTATAATCTGAATTAAAACCATTTCTGCATAGACACTATTTAATTTTATATTAAATTATAAAAATTGATTTTATAATTTAAAAATAGATTTCAAAATATTCTTTATTAGTAGAATGAACAAATATTCTCAAGAACTTTTAAAAGAAATACAATATAAAAATGACAAACAAAATTTAATAAATGATTTTTATGACTGGAATAAAAAAAGTTATTTTAAAAAAGGAAAGTTATTAATTGAACATGAACTAGAAAAAAAAGAAGATTTATTTATACATAAAAAAGAATATTATAGAAATTTAATATTCTTCTCAAAATCTAAAAATGTACTTGATGAAATTGATTTAGAAATTGTTTTTTGTAATGGAAAAAAAGAATTAACAGATATTTGGAAATATTTTAAAGTTATGTCAAGTTCTGCTGTTACTGGAGATAATAGTTTCGGTTGTATTAAAATTATGATAAAAGATAAAAACTCTCAAAAATATTTAGGTATTTTAGAAATAGGTAATGATATTTATACTTGTAAACCAAGAGATGATTTTATTGGATGGACAAAAGACAATAAAAATGAAAAAGTAAAAATAGATATTGATGATAAAATAAAATCGCGTCTAGCTTTTATTGTAAATATTACATGTTGCATTGGTTTACAACCAATGTCATATAATTTGAATCTTGGTAAATTATTGGTTATGACCGTATTTAGTAAAGAAGTTCTTGACTATTTTTATAGTATACGAGGATATTATTATGCAGGAGTTTCTACTTTTGGATTATATGGTAAATCTGTACAATATGATAGATTAAAAGAAATTAAATATATTGGTGAAACCCAGGGAAATGGTACATGCGATATTCCTATTTTTTTATATGAAAAAATTAGAGATTTTCTTAAAAAGCACTATCCCAATGAATATATAAAAAGATCAAATATGTCAAGTTCTAAAATGAGAATTTTACAATTTGGTTTAAATATGTTAGATTTTAATCACAAAGAATTTTTATTTCATGGTAAAAAGAGAGGAATTTATTTTGGTTATACTAGCAATGATTCAAATAAATTTTTTAATGGATTAATAGATACATTTGAATTAAATAAAAATATTCGGTCATTTAGTGAAATTGTTGAATTTTGGAAAACTAGATGGTCTCGAAAAAGATTCCAAAATATTTTAAACGAAAATAGATTAAAAATTGCATTTGAATTAAAAGATTTTACATTAAAAGAGAAGAAAAATGAATATGCAAAACAATATCAATATGAAAATATGAATGATACAATTTGGTTGAAAAATAAAAAAGAAAAAAGTATACTTTATTATGAAAAAAATAAAGATTTAATATTAGAAGAAATAAAATTAAATTTAGAAAACTATCGTGATAAAGATAAGTATTTATCAGAAGAGTATGTTGCTGGATTTTTTGATTCTGATGGTTCAGTTTATATTAGTAAAGATGTATTATTTATTAATTTTTCACAATGTGTATTAAATGTTTTATTGCTTATTCAGAAACAATATGGTGGAACTTTATTTAAAAGAACAATAAAAAAAGAAAATCAGAGAGATCAATATACATTACGACTTGTTGGATTAGACTGTAAAAAAATATTAGAAGATTTAGAAAAAAATTGTATTTTAAAAATTGAGAAAATAAAAAAAGCAATTACTTATATAAATTATATTAATCAAAAAAGTTCATCTGAAAAAACTGAAATAATAGATTATATTAGAAGTAAGAATAAAGATGATGATCCTATATATTTTAATAGAATAAATTGGAAATATATTTCAGGATTTTTTGATGGAGATGGATATATTGGATTAAACTATATACATTTAGAAACATTTAATAAAATAACTTCTTATTTTGCAATTTCACAAAAGTATACGCCAAACTTTTTAAAAGAAATAAAAATATTTTTTATGAAAAATGATATCAATATAGGAATAAATAAATGTAATGTTTATTTATCTAATAAAAATAGTATAATTAAAATTTATGAAAATATTAAGAATTATATAATTGTAAAAAAATATCAATATGAAAAAATGATACAAATTTTTGAAGAATATGAAAAAAAATCGAATGATAGAGATATTGAAAAAATTAAAAATTGGGCTTATGAAATTAAAAATAATAAACATCAACATATTGATTATGTCTTAGATATTGAAAAAAATAATATTGTAAATAGTATGACAAGTAATATTTTAAAAGATATTGATAAAAAGATTGATAGTCAACTTGAAAAAGAAACAAGTACTAAAATAATACTAAGTGATAAAAAAATAGGTTTAAGTAATCCTAATTATGGTCAACATTTATCTGATACACATGCATTAAATATATCAATTGCAACAACAAATGCAAAAAGATCTAACAATCCAAATTTAACAGATGAAAAAATTAGAGAAATTTATGCATTAAAAGATATTCAAAAACAAATAGATGTAGCTGAAAAGTATAAAACACATCGTGATGTTATTCGAAAAATTTGGAACAAAACTATTCTTCCAACCAATGATCCAGATTTTTTAACTAAGAAAAAAGAACTTATTATTTCTAATAAATCAGATAAATCTGAAGAATTAAATTTAACAAATGAACAAAAAACATCAATGGGTAAAAGAACTTTATTATCAGATGAATATTTAGAAATAATTCATTGGAAAATAAGAAGAGAAAATAATGAACAATTAGAAGGGAAAAAAATTTTTTCCACTAAACTTTCTGAATATTTATCTAAACAATGGAATAAAAAAGTTACCAATGATATGATTAAAAATATTTGGTCTGGTAAAACAAAATTATTTGAATTTGAATTTGAAAATAAAGATTTTTCATATGAAAAATATTTAGAGATAATTCAAAAAAATTAATATAAAAATCTATAATTTTATAAATAAATTAAATATAATAGAATTCAAAAGAAATTGGAAGCTTGTGCCTCATAATTTCTGATGTAATAAGGTTCGTCGTAGAAGAGGATAATTCCAGGATTACATTATAAACCATATGATAAAAATCCCGACCAATACCTAGTCCTATATTAAACTGTGAATAAATCTATTTTATTATAAATAACTCAAATTTCTATAGGTAATATTTTCTTCAATTTAGTTGGATATGGGCTATATGCCCACATAATCATATTTATATGAATAACTGTTGGTAATCCTTTTAAAGGACCAGACTTATGAAAAAAATCTAGTTTCATACTCTTTGCTTGACCGAGTTTTCCTGATACTTCTATTTCTCTTTTTCTATCCCAATTTACACCATTCTTTTTATCTTTTCTACACGGAATATTTTTCATTAAATCTTTATTTCCTTTAATTTTTCTATAAACTACTAAAAATCCTTCATCACTTGTTGTTGGTTTTTCTAATCCTCGTGCTTTACGCGATACATTATAATATTCTGCTAGTTTTTCATATGCGTTTACTAATGGTAATGGCAAATAAGGTAATTTTTTTGCAGAACCACCTTTCATATTTTTATACTTATTTAACCATTTCTTAAAAACACTCATTGACTCTAGCATATCTTTTGTTTGACTTTTATGATATTTCGCTCTTTGATAAAGAACATTAATAATTAAGAATTGGCTCTTTAGTGGATTATTCTTTATTAATTCTAATGTTTTTAATGCAATTTTTTTATCTTTGTAACCAATTCCTTTTACTGTACTTTCTGGATGCGCATCTGTATATAGTTCAATCGATTTTATTTTTTCTATTTTACCCATTGGCATTTCATCTATTACTTTAATAATAGATGGAATAGAATTTATTTTATTTGTTATATATTTTAGTTTACCATCATATCCATACAATGAAATATTAAACAGTTCAGATCTTTTATTATTATTTTTTATTATTAAACGTATATTTCGAGTGTCTAAATCATTTTTATATTCTTTATATTTTACAATAAATTTATCTTTCTTTTTTATTAAATCGTTAGAGTATGTTAAAATTAGTTTTCTTTTTTTATTCATATATACTTAGATAAAATATTAAAATTTAAAAATAAAATATTTTACAAAAATTTTTATTTTATTATCCTACATTTTTAATAAAAGTTATAAATAATATAGATTTATTGATATATTACCAGAAGAAAAGTATAATAATATTTTAAAAATAAAATTATTATAAGTAGAGATGCTTAAATATACTCAGCTATGTCCACCGATACCCCAAAATAGAAACTTTTAAAAAATATAAAA